GTCGCATTCCACGTAGACGTGAAAGTGACCGGAGCGGCAACGGTTGCATATTGGAAAGCATCCGAAAGACCAACCACAGCACCATCAATCTCGTAATCTTCATACCCACCCTGGGCGTCAGACTCCGAGGAGAACAAGGGCAAGCGAGTGTTGGCGGTCCAGGAAAAAGAACTGCCTGCTGCAATAACAGTGCGTCCCCACAAGATCTCACCTCTACCAGGAGTAAAGGGGTCACTGTTGGATTGGTTCTCCAATGCAAAAGAACCAACCGAGAACGCAAAGTTTCTGCAGACTAGCTGAACAATATACTCACCCGGAGGTGGGGAACCAGAGGTCAGAACAAAAGCTCCCGACGTACCTGCTGAAAAAGCAGCAGCTGCAATAGGCGCAGCAGCCTGCCCAACAACAGGAGTCGAGGCAGCCATGCCCCAATCTATAGTTCCAGTGTACTTGTTCGCAACATCCGCATCCAACAATGCTTTGGAAAAATCAGCCTCATATTCGAGGTACAAATGACCATAAGTGTCAGGGTCAGATGCACCAGAACCAAAGGGAACAGAAGCGATACAAAGAGCAAAACCTTTCATATTACTCAACGCAGTATTATCCACGTTGGTGAAGTCCTGAGTCAGACCTCCACCAGGAGTAATATCAAGCTCACCATTCAGCTTAAGAGCGAGTTCAAGATTGTTGGAGTACTCAGCAATTCGACTTATATAGTCAACACCGGTTTGAAGAAATTCATACGCGGGGTCGGGAATATAAGTGAGAACGATTCCACCATTCTCCAGATCTGAAGACAATGTTCGGTAAACCAAACGAAGCTTCTTGATCTGGCAAATGGCAAACTCTTGCGTGAGCACGCCAAGTCGGCCACCAATCCACAATGCGGTTAGTGGTTGACACAACATGTTCTCACCCGTAAGCCACCCATCTCCATCACCAACAGAACCAATAAGAGTCTTACCAACGGCCTTTACGACCCGTGTGGCTTGACCCCCATGGTGCTGAATGGTTTCGTACTCTGAGTGGCTGTCTGGATGTGGCTTTGCGTCAAGGTCTCCGGCAGTGGTGACACGAGGAATTCCAGACTTGACTGGTAATCCCATTGCTGGAGTGAACTTGAGGACTGTTTTGCGATCGCGAATCCCAACGTTACGACGAACGGGAGGCTGGGCCGAGCGCTCAAGGAGGGCTGTGAGCTGTTTGTAGACAACGGGACCGGAGGGACTGTCTGGGGAACTGGCAGCCGTCTCGTCTGCTTTAATTGCACTCTTAATCTCTTTAATAGAGGGTAATCGCGCCGCAGATGAAGCGACTGTAAGAACTCCTGTAGTAACACTCGGGTCGTAGTCTCTGGTGTAACCGAGCCCGGAAGGGTCGGAACGAAAGAGCTTTGCGTTGTCTGGATCGAGCTGCCAGAAAGG